GAACTATTAATTATTTTTTTTTTTATTTTTTTGTTTTTTTATCTTTTATTTTTTTCTTTACTTCTTTTTTTTTTTCTTCTGGTTGATCTTCTGACTTATTTTTTTTAATTTTAATCTTTTTTGTCTTTTTTTGACCACTTGTTTTATCCTTAACAATATTTACCTTTATATTAACAGTATCAATTTCATCTAATTTATACTGATTCGTATTTATGTTTCCAAATACAAAATCATCGTCAGTTACATTATCTATATCTTTAAAATCATTATTAATTTTCTTTTCAAGTATTTCTAAATTATCTTCATCTACATATTCTTCATCCTCTTCGTCTTCACCCTCTGACATGTGTACTTCTGTTTCCTCCAATAACTTGTCATTAATTAATATTTTAAAACTATTTGTACCAATCTTTGGAAATTGACCCAACATTATATTTGATGATACCCCATTTACGTTATCAATCTCTGCAAATACACCTGCATTTATCATTACATCAGATACCTCCTCAAATGAAGCCTTGGAAATTGGACCTCTATCCAGTGACTTATTTAGTCCATGTCTATCTATTTGCATTATTTTCCCCTTATATGTCATTATATCTGACAATAATTCAATATGTCTATATCCAACATTATACTCTGCAAATATATTTGTAAATTCTAGAATATATTTTGTTCTGACACCCTCGATACCAAATATATCATAAATTTGTGCTATACTATTAGTAGTTGTTCTTGTCTCGTCAACTTCATCTAATATCATAACTTCTAATAAATTTGTACCTTCTGTTTCAATTGTCCATTTCTTCTTTTGTTCATAACTTCCATCTAAATTATAACTTACTTGATTTATCTCTTCTATACTTGCCTTCGATATTTTTGGAATACCCTTAATTGTTATTGAAGATATAATCGTTTCAATTTCTTTTAAGAATTCTAAATTATTTCCATCATCACTGAGATCTCTCATCTTTAATCTTAATACCAATACACCACTATTATCATCTGAAAATGTAGCCTGTATATTCTCTTCTGATTTACTACTTTGCAGTATTTTATTCTGAATATCATGCATTTGAATATTTTTATTCAATATCTTTTCTTTATTAAATATCATTTTCAATGTCCAAGGTGAAAGTGAATCCGTCTTAATATTATCTAATCCAAGTATTTCATTAAATTCCATATAGGTCTGTAAGAAATTTTCTGTTTCATTCATATTAACTTTATTAAAATTTTTTTCGTAGGTAATCTCTGTTTTTATCAAAATATCTGATAATTTTGTATACTCCAATTGCGACTGTAAATCAATCGCCATCTTTTTAATATCACAGAATGGATCTTTTAAATATATCTTCATTGAAGGTGTTTTAATATCTTTTTTATTACTTCCACCTACACCAGTTGCATTAATTAGTTCTTTTAATCTTGGTACACCAGCAGTAATAATAACAGACGCACTACCAACGCCTGCAAGATGGAATGTGTTTAACGTCATCTGGGTACTCGGTTCTCCCAATGATTGTGCTGCAACTATTCCAACTAATTCACCAGGCTGAATAAATGCTGTTATAATTTTATATTTTATTTTTTCAATTAAATAATCAAACATCAATTTACTCATCTTGTATTCACTAATACACCTTTTAGATGACAAAAAGCTAATTATATAGCAACTTAGTAAACTCAAATCTGTTTTATCTAAGTAAAAATTATTAATATAATCTAATAACTTTTTTACATTATTTATTACATATTTAGGTGTAATATCTGATATATTTTTTTCATTTATATTAAATTTTTTCTGTGTAGAATGAATTAATCTATATAAATTAACAGGTGATTTGAATTCAGTTGCTCTAATAATATCAATATTATTGAAATATTTATTTCTAATTATATCTCTTGAATTAATTATTCTATTATATTCATCATCTAATAATTCAAATACATTATCACTAATTTTCATTTCTGAATTAATAATTATATAATCAAAGTTTGTATCAGGTGCATAATAATATATATCTCTCATCTTTTTATTATCAAATTCAATATATTTAATTAATTGTCTTTCTATTTTTACTGGATCAAAGTTATCATCACCATATACAAATTGTATAATAGTATTATATGCATTTCTAACCGTTCCATCATAACATACTTTTAAATCCTCCATTGCCTTAATCAATCTTCTTGATATATATCCCGAATCAGCTGTTCTAATTGCTGTATCAATTGATCCTGTTCTACCACTCATTGCATGATAGAAAAACTCGGCAGGTGTTAAACCTTTAATAAATGAGTTTCTACAAAATCCCCTAGAAACTGGTGCTTGATCATTTTTATGAAAATGTGGTAACGTTCTGTCTGTAAAACCATTTACAATTCTATTACCCCAAATTTCTTGTTGACCAACAAGACCCATCATCTGTTGTATATTTAATTTTTTACCCTTTGACCCAGATATAACTGCTTCATATACTGAATTCTCATCATCCATATTTGATACTAAATATTTCATTACCTTTTCTTGACCATTATGCAATATAAATTTAATCTCATTTTCAAATATTTTTTTTCTTATATCATCATCTTGATCTGAGTGGTATTCTCCAATCTGTGCTTTTTTAATTAAGTTATTGGCTTCTATTACACTATTTTCAATTACTTCTTCCATTTCTTCTATATCCTTTCTTGTTGGTAATATGTCACCAAATCCTATACTAAAACTATGTTTCATCATCCATCTTGTAATTAATAATTGTGTATTATCTAGGAAATCCTTACAGGTATTCTCATTATACATATTATGAATTGTTTGTATAAATCCGGAACCACCTAATAATTTACCATCCAAATATCCTTCAATAATATTTCCATTCTCTATTTTAACTAATTTATCAGATGAATTATTACTTATATATGACATTCTTGGCAATATTAATGAAAAGACCTCTTTACCTGTCCAAAATTCTTTATTAATATCCAAATTACCATTATATATTTTAAGGAATGACAACAAATTATAAACTTCACTCTTATGTAACCTAAAATCTTTTTTTGTAAACATATATGCACCCATTAAGGTATCCTGTACAATACTAATAATTGGTTTAGATGATGATGGACTAATAATTTGTGTTGGTACTAATGCAATCTCTGTTAATTCATTCATAGTTTGTATTGTTTGTGGTAAATGCATATTCATTTCGTCGCCATCAAAATCTGCATTATATGGTTTACATACTGTTACATTTAACCGAAATGTATTATGATCAATAATTTTAATTTTATGACCCATCATACTCATCCTATGTAAAGATGGTTGTCTGTTAAATAATGCAACATCACCGTCCTTCAAATGTCTATATACTATATCGCCTTCATTTAATTCTATATTTGTATAATCTACATGTTTTAATGAAATTATACATGGTGATGATATTCCATTACAGTCTTTTTTAATTTTCTTAATATTTTTAGCACCAGGATATTTATTTGGACCATTTTTAATAATTCTATATAAATAGTCTTTATTATATTTAGTTACTGTCTCTGGATATGTCAAATTCATTGCTACCTTCTTAGGTATACAAAATTCTTCTATGCTAATATTTGGATCTACTGAAATAACAGTTCTCGCTGATTTATCTACACGCTTACCTTGAATATTACCTCTAATTCTTCCTTCTTTACTTTTTAATCTTTGCCTAATTGCTTTTAATGCACGTCCTGATCTTTGTATACTTTGTGATACTTTTGGTAACTCATTATCAATATATGTACCTATACTATATTGTAATAAACCTACATATTCATTAATAATCTTTTGTGGACAATCATTTTCTATTTTTATTTTTAATTGATTATTTGCTTTAATAATATTAATTAATGCATATGTTAAATCATCCTCTGACCTCTGATTATTGTCTTGTCTTACTGATGGTCTAACAGATGGAGGTGGCACTGGAAGTGTTGTACAAATTAACCATTCTGGTCTACTATATTTATTTGAAAAACCTAGTAATTCACAATCAATTTCACTTATATTCTTAAATATTTTATAACATACTTCTGGTGTAATTAATTGTTGTTTAGATATATTAGGATCATTAAATGCATTGTCTGCAAAATTTGCATATATTTTAATAATATTATCTTTTTCTCTTATTTTATCTGGTGTCAATCTAATATATCTATTTGGTTGCATTACATAACATCCATTATTATTTTGACATCTTTTTATCTTACTACATTGATCAATAATATACATAAATCTACTTTTTCCACTCTTTTTCCTAATTGTATCCATTACTTTTTTATCCATTTTGTTTATTAATATGTTTGAACATCTAAAACATACACATTTTAATAATTTCATTACTATTGGTACAAAATGTATATGATATACTGGTAATGCTAAATTTATATGACCGAAATAACCCGGACATGTCTCACTATTATTTTCATCAGTTGGGCATATTCTTCCGTAATCTATTACACCCATTCTAGGATCAAATAAACCATTTATTTTAGGTTCTATTCCATCATATGTTTCCGGCACATTTACTTCACATACAGATGCTTTTTTTATTTCTTCAGGGTTAAGTATTCCAAACTGTATTTTTGAAACCGTTTCAACATTGTTTAAATTTTCTAATTCTCTAAAGAGTGTTGACATAGTTAATTATAATATATATATATTATTTTTAAATGATATATATAATTAATAATAAATTCAATTTTTATTTAAAATAATATTTATAGTATTTATATAATGAATGAAGATGATTTTAAAATATTAACACGTTCACAAAAAAGAAAATTGAATGAAAAAAATGATGAAATTAACGATAGTAATGATAATAATGATAATAATATTATTACTAGATCAAATAAAAAATACAAAAGAGATAATGTTAAAAGTATTGATTTAGATGGATATAATTCTGATTCTGATTCTGATTTTGATATTAATGACCTACTTGAATCAGACTCTGATAATGATAGTGAAGATACAGATAATTTTATTATAGAAAAATCTAATGAAAATGTTATTGATAATGTTATTGATAATGATGATATTGCTGATTTACTAACTAAAAGAATAATTTTTAATTTACTTAGCAATGGTGTTATAAATGATGATGACTTTCAATATGAAGATGAATATTATGAATTGGATGATAATGTTTCAAATGATAATGTTTCAAATGATAATATTTCAAATGATGATAGTAAAAAAGAATTAAAAGAAGATGATAGACTGAATAATATCCTAAAAAGATTACCCAAACATTATTCTAAATATTTAAGTAAACTTGATGATAATGAAAAAAAAATGATTTTACTAGAAGAAGAAAAATTACAAAATGTAATTAATACTGATAAACCATTAAGATATAAAATAATAAAAACAAATTTATCAATTGAATCAAAATCAATGATTCTAAATAAATTAGAACAATTTGATAATATGACACCACGTGATAATGAATATCATAAAATGAGAAAATATATTGACGGGATTCTTAGAATACCTTTTAATAATTTTGTTGATATGCCAATTAATTCAAAATCAAAAAAAAAAGATATTAATAATTTTATAATTGAAGCCTATCAACATCTAGATAAATCTATATATGGTCAAGATAAAGCAAAAAATAAATTTATTCAAATTATTGCACAATGGATATCTAATCCGAATTCAATCGGTAATGTTATTGGTTTATATGGACCACCTGGTGTAGGTAAAACAAGTCTTCTTAGAGAAGGTGTGGCCAAAGCTCTTAAAAGACCTTTTAATTTTATGCCGTTGGGAGGTGCAACTGATGCATCTTATTTAGAAGGCCATGGTTATACATATGAAGGTGCTACATGGGGAAAAATAATTGATATGGTTATGGTATCAAATTGTATGAATCCAATTATATTTTTTGATGAATTAGATAAAGTAAGTTTCACTGATAAGGGTAGAGAAATAATTGGTATATTAATGCATTTAACTGATCCATCTCAAAATACATCAATTCAAGATAGATATTTTTCTGGAATAGATTTTGATTTGTCTAAGGCACTCATTATTTTTTCTTATAACGATCCAAATTTAATTGATCCTATATTAAGAGACAGAATTGTTGAAATAAAAATGAAAGGTTTTGATACTGAACAAAAAATAAATATTTTAAATGACTTTTCTATTCCAAAAATATGTAAAAATATTGGTTTTAATAGAGATAATCTCATTATTAATGATGAAATTCTTAAATATATTATTACTAAATACACTACTGAAAAAGGTGTAAGATCAGCTAATAAATGTTTGGAATCTATTATTCTTAAATTAAATTTATTAAATTTAACAACAAAAGAAATGAATTATTCTATAAAAGATTTTAAATTACCAATTGAACTTACTAATGATATTGTAGATAAATTTTTAACTGGAAATAAAAAAGATGATGATAGATCTATTTCTGCTAAAATGATGTACATGTGATGTACATGTAATTTACTATATTTTTATAAAATATTTATAAAATATTTATTATTTCTTTATTTATTAAATGTGTAAATATTTTTGATTCAAAATTAAATTTATGTCCTTTTTGCATTGATGTTAATCTAAAATATTCGTATTGTAATCCATTTCTATTATCATAATAATGATATTTACAATTTTTGTTACTTAAAAAACCAAATCCATATATTGTTACTAACTTTGTATATAAAAGTGCAAAAAATATTGAAAACCAACCAGTCGAAAGCCATAATGTTTTTGGTCTAATATTATTTGTAAATCTTTGATAAATTAAATAATTATGATTAATAAAATCATTTGTTAATTTATATATTTTTAATTTAGGATTTTCATTCTTAATTTTTAATACAATGTTATTTATTTTATTTAAATGCATTTTAACTCCCCATATTATTAATATATTATCATTCCTTAATATTATTTTATTTAAATTTTTTATAGCATTATGTGCACATATTCTAATATCTGTTCTATTTCCAACAAATTTTTTATATTCTTTTATTTTTGAATCATTTAATCTTATTATTGTATTATATTTATTTATTTCATCTCCTTTTGTATGATCTAAAACATTCCCTGAATTTCCTACAATAATACATTTTTCTATATTTAAATTTATTTTTTGATTTGAAAAAAAGTCATATAACATATTTACAATTATTTACAATTAGTTATTGTAAATATTTTTTTTACTAAATATTAACTATTTATTTTCTAAGAGTTTTTGCTAATTTTTTACAAATTTCATTTTTCTTAAAATATTTACCACCTTTCTGTTTAATTTTTAATCCATATCTTTTTGATATTTTTCTAAGCTCTTTTACATTAAATTCCTTATCTAGTTTTTTACTTAAATTTTTAATTTTCTTAAAATCAATATTTGAACCTCCTGTAAAACCCATATTATTATCTTCGTTATTATTATTTTCATTATTTTCATTATTTTCATTATTTTCGTTATTATTATTTTGATTTATACGATCCGTAGATTCTATACGTGATTGGCCGAATGGTTGGTCTTGCATCTGATCAACTAGTTGTGATGTCTGTTGGTCAACTGGTTGTTGATCTAGTTGAGATGTCTGTTGGTCAACTGGTTGCTGATCTAGTTGTTGTATAGGTGATTGAAAGGGTGTCTGGAATAGTGGTTCGACGGTTGATTGGGTATCAGATTGGACTTGTGATTGTAAGGGTGGTTGGACTTCTGGTTGAGCTGGTGGTTGGACATCTGGTTGAGCTGGTTGAGCTGGTTGTTGTAGTAATTGTTTATTTTGCGATGAATCTAAATCAAATTTTGTAATATTTTCTAACCACTGCTGAATCAATGGTCTTTGCGATACAATTGCTAACTTTTTTAATAATTTAGATTTTTGAGTACCCGTTTCAAATGATAAATAATTTTTTACTCTTCTTTCATAATTTGAAAAACCTCTTGGTAAATCAGTTAACAAGTCAAATGCTAATAATACTGAATAATATTTTACCATATCTTTCTCATCTAGTTTATCCTGCAATTCTTTTGATTCTGTTGTATTTAATTCTGGTTTATCATCTTTTAATGTTCTAAGCATCTTTAATACCATATTTTTTGCATCTATATCTTCATTATTTTTATTTATTACTGATTCAGGTAATTTATTTGTACTAGATACATCATTATCTTTTGTATTATTAGTGCCTTTATCATTAGACATATCTGATATTTGCTTGAAATTATTCATTTAATATATTATAATCAAATATAAAAATAATATATTTTTTTATTAAATAATTAAATATTTATAAAATTATTTATAAAATTATTTATAAAATTAAAATGAATCAGATGGATAATTTTTATTATTACCTCTCTGCATTCCAATTAAATCTCTTTGTTCTTTTGTTGTACATACACATCCTGTATCTGTACTGTATGTTGATGGACAACATTCTGGCTTAGATTTATTCTTTTGAAAGACAAACATGCTATTTGTTGGCAAACTCATAAACGTCATCTCATTTTTCAACGGTAAAGGTGTACCCTGTGGAACAAAATATTTACCACTTTCTAATGGTACATTCGATGGTGGGTGTCTCCAATCACTTCCTCCTTCTGGTTTTAATCTTAATCCATCGTACGATCCTGGTACTCCATTACCCATATTAAACTTTAATTTTGCTGGCTCATTTACTGTTAATAATAAATTGTTATTTAATTTCGACATATATATATATTAGTTAGATTTAATTTTTTATTGTAAAATACTCATTTTTACCTATTTCAAATTCATTTATATTATTATCCATTACCATTATAGTTCCTAAATTAAACCATCTGGGTTTCATTTTAATATCTAAATCTTTATAATAATTTTGCATTGGTCCTAGTATTTGATTAACTTTATTTGTAACATCCTTATTTGTACCTTTTTCAGTTGCTGTTAATATACTATATCCATTTAATTTATTTTCTATTTTATTATTATCATTATACGGTGGTATTTTTAAATTAATTCCCTTACAATATACTACTTGATATACTTTACTATCCACATTCTCAAAATTCATCTTATATTTCATTCTAAAATAACTTACCGTTGGATATATCCTTTCCATGATAATCCAATTATTCTTGTATTTTCTTCGAAATGAACAATAATCACTATTTTCTAATAATTTATCATTTTCATCAAATAATTCACAACTTATTACTTCATACGGCTTATCTAGTAATTTTTTCTTACATTGCTCTAATTTTATTTTCATTATTAATGCATAATCTAAAACTGTCCAACGATTGACATAACATACTGTTATTATCGTTCCAAATGCTATATATTTATACATCCAACTCATTTAAAATTGATTTATAGGTAATATTACTAATTATTCTATAAGTATTAATTAATAATATGAGTAAATCATTCCCAATTTTATATAGAAAAAATAGCAAAGATAAAGTTTATTTTTGGCAAATTAGTGTCAAAAAAGACGGCGATTCAGTTTTTATTGTGTCAGAACATGGTACTGACGGTGGAAAAGTTGTTTCACATTCAAAAGAAGTTAAAAGAGGACGAGGAAAAAGAAATAAATTTGAACAAGCTGCATTTAATGCCGAATCTAAATGGAATGATAAAGTAAATAAAGAAGCATATATTACTGACAAAACTAAACTAGATTCTAATATTGTTGTCAGACCTATGTTAGCTCATAAGTTTGAAATTTCGTCCCTCACTAAAAAAAGAGGCATTCATATCATACTACCAGCATTTGCACAACCTAAATATGATGGTATCAGATGTTTAGCTAATATTGTTGACGGTAATGTAATTTTACAATCTAGAACTGGTACATTATTTAATAATTTGAATAATATTAGAAAAGATCTGAAAAAGGTTCTATCTAAATTACCTAACTCATTCTATTTTGACGGTGAATTATATACAGATGAATTACCATTTGAAGTTATTTCTGGTGCTGTTCGTTTAGACGAAACTAGTAATAAAGAATCATTAAAAAATATTAACAAAATAAAATATTTTATTTATGATTGTTTTGATACAAGTGATATGTCAACACACTTCAAAAAAAGATTAGCTACTCTTAAAAAATCGGTTAAAGGTAAATATTTAGAAATTTCACCAACTGTTGAAATAAAAATAGCAGATGAAATAAAACCACTACACGATATGTTCGTTAGTGAAGGATTTGAAGGACTTATGCTTAGAAATATTGAATCACCATATGAAATCCGTAAAAGAAGTAAACACCTTCAAAAATATAAAGAATTTAAAGAAGAAGAGTTTAAAATCATTGGATTTAAAGAAGGACAAGGTGATGCAAAAGGAACTGTTATATGGGAATGTATTACAAAAGATAAAAAACCTTTCTCAGTTAGACCAAGAGGTAGTAATGAATTAAAGTCTAAATGGTTTAAAAGTGGTGATAAATATATTGGAAAACCATTAACTGTAATATTTCAAGAATATTCTGCGGATGGTATACCGCGTTTTCCTGTTGGAAAAGCTGTGAGGGACAATTATTAATTTATTATTAATTTATTATTAATTTATTATATTTATAAAATATTATATTTATTAAAATTTATTAAATTTTATTAAATTTTATTTTCATCTATTCTGTGAATTGATTCATAATTTTTTATTATATATATACATTATATATATATACATTATATAAATGATAAATTTTTTATCAACACAACACCTGAGTATCATCAGTATATTAACCTTTTTTAGTATTTTTTGGTTTTTATATAATGGTTTTATTAGACCAACAGACCCTAAAAAATCTCATTTAATGGGTCATTGTCTTTTAGATATTCCAAAAAGCTCCAAAAAACTATTTCCAATAATGGCAAAAAGATTTAAAAATGTTTTTAGTTTCGAAGACTGTCTTGATATGTGGTCTTTATCACATTTTTTTATATATTTTGTCTCTGGTTTATTCATACCCGGTCAATATACTTTTGTAATTATCTTATCCATTTTATGTGAAATATTTGAATTCTTCGGTGGATACCGAGCAAAATTATCAGATATTTTTGTTAATTTATCTGGGTATTTATTAGGCAGTTTGATTAATATCCCATTTATTAGAAATTATGGTAAAATTTTAAATAAATATACTCATATTACAATATTTTCTATACCTTTTCTTTTCATACTTTTATTTCTATTAGTTTGTGTTAGAAAAAGAGAATGGATTTAATTTTATACTTAGTTGTATATGAATGTATTTTATATATTCACATATAATAGTATATGAATGTATTTCATATTAGTGACCTCTTTTATTATATTTCGGGGTTTTTAGATGAAAAATCCCTTTTTACTCTTGAAATTACTAACAAATACTTTAATGATTCTGTCAAAGATATGACTTGGATTTGGGACAAAAATCTTTTAAATAGAACAGGTGGATACAGTGTTTTAAGACCAAGTATAAATCCATACACATACATCAAAAAAATAAATAGATCAAAACACGATTATTGTATGTGTTGCGATAAAATATTAGACAGTCTATTTATCAGGTGTTTTATAAAGTTTCATTTTGATGAAATTATTGTGGAAAAGTATCATATTTCATGTCTTGAAGGACATCAACTCAATTTTCAACACCTTTTCGATGATCCTTTTACTTATGACATTAATTGCTCTTACATTGTGTCTAATATATAAAAATGATTAACATTTTTGACTATCTTTTATTAGTCTTTTTTAAGATTAATAAAACTACCATACATCATATAATGATAATAATGTCAATACTGACTACCTTCTTGATCCCTATCTTTTTTATTATTATACTTTTTTTAATATTTTTGATCAATATTATCCCTAATTTAATGGGTGATTTTGATCCTGATTTAACCAGTAATAATATTATGTATAGAAGAAAAAATAACAGACATAGTTGATGGTAATACGATTTTTATAAAAAAAATGACACCCATTTATCATTATTCTTATTTATTGTTTTACTAAGTATACTCTTGTTGTCCTCTTATATTGAAGACCACAAGATGACCCGCTCACGCTCACGCTCTCCTGTTCGAAATCATTCGAATAAAAGTAATCACCATAATTTTTGGTGGATCATCCCCACATTAGTGATATGCATAATATCATTGGTGTCAATCTGTGACGAAAGTCACGCACCCTCGAAAGAGAGTGCAGCTTGTCAGGCACTGTTCAGTGTCTACGCAAAAGCAAGTACATGGTACTCGTACTGTGTACAAAACCCTGTTGTTACCGCTCTTCTGGTGACATTATCCATTTTCGTGCTTTTAAAAGCTTTCAGTGGGCGTAAGAAGGGTGAAGACCCGTTTAAGGACGGTATTCTTCCAGACTCATTGGAAATCGTTACTGACGTATTAATTGCGGATCCTGACGACCAGGTAATGATCGCAGCGTTGATGACAAAACTATTCTTTTCTAAGAATAAGCATGAAATCTACCTGAGGACATCACTGCAAGATAAATATCCAGAAGTAAGTGAGTACTGGACTTTGATTATTGAATGGATTGAGAAGTTCGCCAACAGTGTGAATATCTCAGTTTCATACGATCGTCATGGTAACCTTACGGTAAATAAGTCTACTATTCGCTTAATTGACGGAAACACTGGGTGTTTTATTGATGCCAGAACAAAAAAAACTGGAAAAAGTGTGCTTAATGATATCATAGTGGATACGACTTTGATTTGTGGCAAAGAGGGAATATGCCCATTTAAAATTAAAACCGTAGGTAGATTAATTTACGTCGGTAAATTGGATAAGAAGTGGAGAACAGTTGGAGTTAACTCATCCAAAAATACCGATAAGAAAATAGCTAAACTGCGTACCCTTGATGTTAAGATTTCTAATCTTGATCCTGAACTGTCAAGAGTGACACCTTCGGCTGGTTTCTACTCTGATGTCATACAAGTACTCGGTGTACTCCAGTGTCTGCTGTTCTTAACAAGCAGATGCCACCTTTTCTATGGGTGCAATGCTGAGCTCATGAATAGATGTTTTCCAGATGCAACACCAGAAGTACTTGATGGGTATGTGAAAAAGCTAGATGGAAAATCACAGAGATTAATCAATGTGTGGACTGAAAAGGTAGATGATGATAATTTTACATACCTTATCAAGCTAGCTTGTGTGTTGTACGGATGTTGGCCTTATGTGCAAACAGATGTTCAAGATCAAAGCTTCGGATGGGGATTGTGTTGGAACCCAGCTGATTTGGATGGTCCATACAACATACTTGGATTAAAGAAGGAAGAGTCAGATGGGTTACAAATACTGGTTGAAAGTATAAATAAGAGAGCAACTGAATATTTCGGACCTGGTAACAAGCTGTCTCCCACCTACTATGATCTATATGGACTCTTCCTTGCCATGGATATCCCAGCTAATTCCAAACAGTATACGAATTTATCGAAACGTTTTGCCAGATTTACTTGTACTGGTGTATAAGTAAAATCTGCTTTAAGTCTTTTGACTGACAAAAAACTATTATAAAATTTATTGTTTATCTATTTGTAAACAAATTGAGTATAATTAAATATATCTTCTCTATCAATGTAAGGCGTTTGATGTATTCTAATACCTTCATTATTATACTCTTATTTCTAACTAACTGGTGTTTGGGTCCAGTCTGTATATTGAGAGGTTGTATTTGGATTTTTTCAATAGTGGTTTCTAAGGTAAAAACATATTCTTTTTCTAGATCTACAAAATGGCCCCAGTCAGGACTACTAAGTGGAGACTCTGTGTATTCACATTCCATATCAAAGCTCATATTTAGATTTTATCTTTTAATAATATTTTATATTTAAAGTTTCATTTTTAATCTTATAATATGTCTATCTGTATACATATTATATTCTAATTTTCTCAAATTATATTTACTCAATTTTTACATCTCCCATCTTATAACCTTTAATATCAAATACATAATTCTTCTCTGGTAAAGTAAATTCATATCTACCAAATTGTATTAAACTTGATGAATTTTTAGTGTATTTTTTGACATTTTTAAATAAATCTTTCTTATCTATCTTACCAATCTTATTCTGTTCTAATATATCCATTAATAACCAAAGTGTATCATACTCTTTTGTATCTGATTTCATTGATTTGAATTTATCTGATTCAACTGATTTTAATATATGTGTCATCGGTACAGAAATATGATCTAATTTTGACATATCTATTAATATATGCGGAGAATGTGGAAATTTTACTGCAATTTTTTCATACTTGTCACTTGTGCTACTGCTTCGCTTGTTGTCACTTGTGCTACTGCTTCGCTTGTTGTCACTTGTGCTACTGCTTCGCTTGTTGTCACTTGTGCTACTGCTTCGCTTGTTGTCACTTGTGCTACTGCTTTGCTTGTTGTCACTTGTGCTACTGCTTTGCTTGTTGTCACTTGTGCTACTGATTCGCTTGTTGTCTACTTTATTATTTTGTTCATATGTCTTATTGAAATACTCGTGTATTTTACTCATATATATAATAATATACTATATTTTTATAATATCTTTTACATAATTTAAATCATAATGCGCAAAAAATGTTTGATTTTTCGAATAATTCTTCCAGATGAGAATTTAGCCAAGCCACATCTAGTAGTAAATATATTAGGATTCCTATCTGATTGCAAATATAATTTAGCAACATCACCTAATGTATTTATATTTGACCGATGTAATTTATTAATTTCCGATCTAAATAATCCAAAAGGCATATTTTTCAACTCTTGTTTTAAATAATCTGGACTAAATACCGATTGCTCAATAAATGGACCATTTTCAAGCCACATATAATAATTATGCTGATATTTATTTAGAATCATCTCTTTGTAAACTACTGACAATGCATATGTATCTGCTTCTGCACGATGTGCATTTTCTAATGGCTCCTGTGCACATTCATTATATAAACTAGTTAATTTGTAATTACCTCTTCCTAATTTAGGAAGTATTTCCCGAATCTGTTGATAGCTATCAATGAACAACCAATTAGATGGCATCTTTAATCCATGTCTAGCATATTCTGATTCAAGAACCATCTTATCATAATATATATTATTATGTGCTAGCATATATACAATTTTATCTTTGCCATATACTTGTTCAACCCATGATTCCATTTCTGGAATAATATTATCAAATGTTTCACCATCATTTTCAGCAATTAATTCATTTGTAATATGATGAATATGTGCATTCTCAATAGTTTCCAATGGATCAACTAATTTTGTTAATACATTATTACCATTAATATCTCTTAATGATATTTCAATTACCTTTGCTTTACTAGTATCTAGTGCAGTAGTTTCTGTATCAAAACAACATATTCTATTGAAAAATGTTGTGTAAGAATCTTGTTCTTCTTTATGTGTTAATGCTGCCATTTTTTATATTTAATATTTAATATATACTAAAACCTTAACTTTATATAAAAATCATATTTTTTATTTAATTATTTTTTAGTTTATGGGATATACTATTTAATTCTTTTATATAAAATGAATTAAATATATCAATGTTTATTTGAAGATATTGATTAGAATACAATAAATTATTTATATAATTATGTCTTCATTAATAAGTAATAATATTGAAAAAAACAGTGAAAACAGTGAAAACAGTGAAAATGGTTTATTATGTGTAGGGTGTAACGAATATTTCGGTATACCTGAAACAGATAATAAATGTTCTCTTTGTTTTCTTGGAAAAGACAGAGTATTATGTTACCGCGATCCAGAATTTAGAAAAATGCTGGATCAGTATGTTAAAATTAAACTGGCTAGTAAGACTCATCAACATTTATTGAAAAAATCACTCAAAAAGAAAACAGGTGGGTCTGTTAGATACGTACTTGATGTCATGAATAAAAATGACACATATATCACTGCTAAATTTGGATATGAATTAAAAATGATTTTGAATAAGATGGGACTGCCTGAAAAAGAAATTAAAGATATTTCATTAATAATATGTGCTCTTATTATTGATTGGTGGAATATGAGATATTATTCATATTCATCGACGGAAATGTGTTATTTTGGACATTTTGGTGACGAAAATGAAATAAATGAAATTAAAACTATACCACCACCTCTTAATAATAGAATAAGTACTCTTAAGCTATTTAAAATTGTTAAATAGTTATTTTTAACTAAATAAATTGTGAATAATTTGTTTATTAACTTATTTTAATATATATTTAAATTTTTAATTATCATCTATTATATTTGGGAATATGTTTTTACGACAATATTTAAGTATGTCCCACATTACTTTACAATCTATTTCATTATATTTTATAATCTCTTCCATATTATTATCTTCCACTAATCTATTAATATCATCCTTTATTAATAGTTTTTCATTTGCTTCTAATGCTGCTGTCATTGCTGCCATTCCATCTAATTCACTATCTTCCCATTTAGTTTTTATCATTCTATTTTTATACATACCCTTTGCAATTGATTTTAATCCAAAATTAAATGCTCCTTTTATACAAATTGGAACTGCTCTGAATACTTTTAGCAAATCAAACCATTGATCTCTTATTTTATATCTATTATAAATATTATACCTTTTTATCGCCTTATTATAATGAGTAACTTCTGCCTGGCTCCAGTGATATATTCTATATTCTTTATTTTTATGAATATTATACATATCTTTTAACCATTTATTTATAATTATTTCTTCTGATTCTTGGTCTAGTCTATCTGCAATATAGCTTAGAAATTCCCATTTATTATTTTTGATATATCCACAACCAATCATATATATCAATGATTCTTTATTACTATGACTATAAGCTGTTTCATAATCTACATAAAATTCTATATTTACTTTTCTTTTATAATTTGAATCTATGTCTTTTAACATTCTAACTTTATTATTTGGATAATATTTTGTATCTTTTGACTTATTTATATCTATAATTTTCTCAATTGTTATTCCTTTTTTATCTAATGGTAAATAATTAATTAAATTTTCATCAGTCCATTTAAATATTCCTTCATGGTGCATATCTTTTCTGAAATTTATTCCAATATTCCATATATTTGTTAGTTCTTTTAAATCTTTGGCTAATTTCTTTTTTGAATTATGCCATGGTGCATCATTCTTATTACACATATTCGGATACAATTCCCATCTATTAGGATTATTGATATCCCATTTATGACCGTGATATTTTAATTCATTGATCCATGATACTGCATTATTTACTTTATTATTTAATTTTTGTTCTTTATTTATGTCTAACTTTGCTATTTTATTAATTATATTTTCATTAAAGCATATATCACCATTATCATCTTTTACTTTTCTTGCAATAATATAACAATCATCTGATTTATAACCTTGGACTAATGATAAGATACTATTTGCTAATATTAATTCAGCTTTCTTATATTTTATATTACCAGATTGTTTTATTTCATTGTTTTCATCTATATTTATTGAAATATTTTGAATATCAACTAGGCAATACTTCTTTGATATGCTGTTATTATAATTTGTTTCAAAAATCTTATTCATGTAATCTAATCTTATTAATAGTTTTGGTATTGTATATATATTTCTTGTCATATCATGTAACAATGGATTATAAATTATTGGTTCACCTTTTTTTATCAAATCAAGTGTTTCATTATACTTCTTTATTGAAAATTCTTCTCCATAATTTGTAACTTTATTTACTATATAATTTTTCGAAAATATCTGTATTATTTTATTTTCAAATTGAATATTTTTATTTTTAATGTAATGATTAAATTTAATACTATGACTTTTATCTCTGATATATCCATTTTCTGAACCAAATTTATTTAACCAATCTAATATTGGATCATTAATTATATAATTTTTGATTTCCTTTACTGACATCCACTTAGTCCAATCTTTTATTAAATACTCTCTTCTTACATCTAATCTACGTCTCTTATTTCCATTATTACTTGTATTACTACTTGTATTACTTGTATTACTTGTATTACTACTTGTATTACTACTTGTATTACTACTTGTATTACTTGTATTACTACTTGTATTACGTGTATTACTTGTATTACTTGTATTACTTGTATTACTACTTGTATTACTACTTGTATTACTTGTATTACTTGTATTACTACTTGTATTACTACTTGTATTACTTGTATTACTACTTGTATTACTTGTATTACTACTTGTATTACTACTTGTATTACTTGTATTACTACTTGTATTACTTGTATTACTACTTGTATTACCTGAATTAGTGTCAATAATCTTAATATTATCTTCACTTCTTTTTCTTTTCCTTGAAATTGTTTCCTCTAAATATTCAAGACCATTCTTTCTATAATGCTGTATATCATTCCAAAATACTTTTAATGTATTATATGCCTTTTTAAACCATTGTTTATCTCTTCTAATTAAAACTTCTGTACATTTTTCTAGTTTCCAATATATAATTTTATTATCTTCTTTTCTAATTCCTTTAATTATATCTTTATCATTATTATAATCTTTTTTCGAATATTCTCTAAATTTACACTGATAAAATACACATTCTTCTAAATCTGTTACTTCTAATTGTATTTGTACTTGAATCCAATACTGATACGGTACATTTGTGCTTATTTTTCTAGTTAATGGACATTTTATTTCAATCAATTTTCCATCATCCATTATACCATCTGGACTTGCTTTTAACCAATTAATTGATTTATGATTTACTAATCCCAAATTATGTATCTTGGTTTTATATCTATTTTCATATATTTGAATAGCAATGTCTTCATAAATTGTTCCCCATTTTGTAGCAACAGTTTGTGTATAATTTGTATTTAATTTAGAACATTTCTTTCTTAATAAATCTAATTTTGTTTGATATGGGTTTGCCTCTAATGCAGATGCTATATCACTTGCGGTTAAGCTATTATAACGTCTTTTATACCATTCATCTGTTCTTTGTTCTGTATCATAATTTTTTAACAAAAACTTAACTTTTTTAAACATTATTATTTATATTTTTATATTAATAATAATTTAATAATTTTAAATTCATTTTTTTTATTTTTTATTAATTATATTTAATTATTTTTCTTAATTTTTATTTTCTTCTTTCCACTGCTTTTTATCTTTTTTATTTTTACTATTTCTTTATTACAGTTAATATAACTTGTAAATTTACTTGGAAATTCTTTATATTCAAAATATATTTTTTTCTTATTCTGAATTAAATTATATATAATTCCTTTTTTTGTTTCAATAATATACATTAATATATATCTAGGTGATTCAATTATACCTGGACCGATACAGTAATATCCTTTTGGATTATTCTTACTTGTTATTCTATTTTGTAATAATATAATATTAATATTATACAATATAGATAATAAATATATATCAACCAAAACACAGTTATATTTCTTTTTCATTATCTCATTTTTAATTTCCTGTTTTGTATAGATATTATAAAATTTATTTGGATTATCTATTTTATATAATTCTAAAACATTATTAACATCTTTATTACCCAATTGTTTATTTATAATATTAATAAATGTAGTTGGAATGTTACTAATATAATCAATTAATGAATCTTTAACAATTTGCGTATTAAGAATTGTATCTTCATTACTTTCTTTTGATATTCTATTTAATATATAGACTAAATTTATAAAAAAACTAGAACTTTCTTGTTTTAATGGATAATATTTATAATCATCACCTAATCTTAATATCCAATATGTTGATAATGGCTCTAAATCAATTATAAATGTTTCCTCCATTTTTTCTGATAATTTTAATGTCAATGTAGGATCATCTTTAAATTCAGGTGGATCGTCTAATTCATATGCACCATATTTTGATATATATATATTATTACTGTCTTCATATAATTCATCAATTTTATCAATAATATTTTTACCATAAAATAATATTTCACTACTACTTTCTTTTAATTTTTTTATATTTAAAATTGAAGAAATTCTATTATTTATTACTAAATCACGTCTTAATTTATTATAAATTAAATCATATGTTATCATTGACGTATATATATCTAAATTATCTAATCCATTCACTAAATTCTTTTTCGGTATATTTAATAAACACTTTTTATTTATTTTTATACAGTGTGGATCATTACATGATGTTATTTTATGACAAATAAATCTTTGATTTGGCACTTGATAATTATTTAAATCTATATTATTTGATAGATGAATTTTATCCTTTAAAATATTCTTAATCATTTTTATTATATTTTCTTTATTTTTTTTATTTATATTTACTAGTAATTCCTCTTTTACTTTATTATTTTTTTCTCTATTTAAATATTTAGCTAGTGTAAAATTAATCCTATTATATGTTTCTTCCTCATATTTATACATTTTAACATTTTTACTTCTTCCATCTTCTTTTATTATATTATTACTAATTACATAATCTAAATCCTTATAGTAATTAATATTTGAATCATCCAAATTAATATTCTTATCTAATGTTTCTTTTATATTAACTATCATTCCATTCTTCAATAATATTGCTATAACATAATTACCATTTTTTATCAAAGAATCAATAGTTAAATTTAACTGTGTCTTTTCTGTTATTTTTTTATATACTTTTATTAATTTACTATAATTTTGATCTGGATATTTATAATCATATTTTATATTAATTATTAAACTACTGGGTTTACATGGTATAAATATATTTTTATTCGTAAGTATTCCAATTACTTTATTATATGAATCTATTATTTGTTTCTTTACATTAATATTAATCCTTTTTAATACTTTAATTGTTTCATTTAAGTTTAATTCTTTAACATCTGTTATTCTATATTTAATCCCATATAATCTTTCATTTTCTAATAATTTATATTCCCAATTATATGATATTTCATTACATGTTGTATTTATTTTACTTATAATTTTTGATACTATTGGATTTAATCCTGAAAAATACCACGTATATATTATTCCATTCTTTTTATTTTCTAACATGTACACTGGTTCAAATATATTATTATTCTTTATAATTATGTATGTCGGTCTGTTAATATCATACATATTAGTTAAACCATACATTGTTGGACATATAATTCTTGAAAAATTCATAATAATTATATTTACACCATCTTTCATTAATACATTTGGTCGTGATAAAAAATCCCATAAATATTCTTCGTTTAAAAATTGATTACTAAGTATATAATTTTTAAAATTATCATATGCTGGTACATTATTTTCAGGATCTTTAAATTTAATAGTGAGTAATCCTCTATTTAAACTTAAAAATAATTCTTTTGTTAATTTACCAACAAGATACTTTTTTAGTTTTTCAACTGTAATTGGATTTTTTTTATCCTCAGATATTAAATCTGCAATAGTAACTAAAAATGATTGACTTTTATGTTTTAAGTAATTCAGACCTTTTCTTACATAACAACTAGTACCTTCTTTTAGATAACCAGTTGAACAATTATTCATAAATAAATTATTTATTTCAATTGGTAAAATTGCATATCTATTTTCATCAATTGGAAAACCTTTTCCAAGAATATATATTTGATTTGGATCATTTAATTCATTGCTATATTCTTCACCCAAACATTTCAAATATGTTTTATATTTTGATGATCCAGGTTTATTATGCGGTTTTGCAAAACAACATGGCATACATAATGAATCTGGATGACCAGTGCTATCAATAAAACCTGGATAACCACCTTTATCCTCTTTGCCTGTACTACTATAATATTCATTATCACGAACAAATGCATCATGATTTCCATATGGACATTTCGCAACAGAACATAGAGATCCTTTTTTACCTCTTCTTTTTTCAAACTTTTTTAAATCGGAATATTTGATTGGTATTTTACAAGTTGGACACCATACTTTTGGACATATATAATAATATTGATGATTTGCATCAGAACCATATTTTATAGCATATGTATATGAATCTTTTTTTATTTTTGGATTTTTTTCTGGATCATTATCTAAAATAATTGGTTGTCTTTCCTGACTTGATTGACATTTCTTTGAGTATAAAGATTTATATTTTCCAACTGCTTTAAATTTAAATAGTCTTGTATCAAATCTTTGCAATCTTCTTAGATAGTAATATGTATCATTGCAAATATCTTTACAAGTATCTGTTTTATAATTTGGTTTATCACAAACAACATCTAATCTTATTTCATTAGAAATTACTTCATTATATTTTGTTACCTCTTTTTCATCTTCTTTATTATTTAATATTTTATCTAGATCTATATCATTTAATTGTGAACTATCATGGAATTCAGATGTATAAATATCGTCGTTAGCTTCATCGTTGTATTCTGATTCGTATATTTCATCATTATCATTTATGTTTATTTTATTTTTTATAACATTATTTATTGTTGTTTCATCATTTGATATTTTTGATAAATCTACTGTTTCAAATATAAATTTCATAAACTTTTTATCTTTTCTATATTTACTCATATTTATAAATATTGATGTTATTGCTATAGCAAATTTATTTACATTATATAGTTCTATAATATTCTTTGAACCTTTCGCAATAATTTTATTTTTTTTTGGATTACTTGGATCAAATTTTATATTTAAATCGATCCCATATTGTTTTAATAAGCCTCTTCTATTTTTTAATACACCATATCTTTTCTTCCAATCTTTTAATAATTTTTTAATTTCATCTCTATCTTTTAAATATTCCTCTTCTAATTCTATAATTATATCAAAATCAGTTAGTCCTTTTTCCCTTAATTCTGTGATTTTTTCAAATATTTTATTCATATTTCTAAAATTATTTACTCTTCTATATTTAATATGAACTTTATCATTATCTTCATAATCATCTATAATAGGCACTACAAAATTACTAAATGTTTTTATGAAATTGTAAAAATCATTCTTATTAATATTTAATGGTAATTTATATAATGTATGTGTATCAATAAAAGCTATTTTTGTATTATCCTTTAAAATTATTCTTTTATTATTTACTATAAAACCTGGTTCTTCTATTAATCTACCATCGCCATAAATATTATAATTTATTTTGTTTACCTTTTTTATTAAATCTACTACTTTATTTATACCATCTTGTATACTATTAAAATTAGCTACATAGTCTTCCTTATAATTTAATTTAATTTCTAATTTTCCATCTTTATAAATATTAAGTACTAAATATTTTCTAATCCCTTCCCATTCATATATAAATATTCTAATTTGTAAACCTTTAACAGATTGTATTGTTTTAATTTTTCCACCAACTTTCTTTATTTTAGAGAAACACCAATTTAATATTTCTGCTTTTGTAATTTTACCATCCTCAATTGATTTTTTATGTATCGATATATATGGTTTATCCCATTCATCATCCTTGAATTTTGTAAATGGTATACTTTCTGACAAATTTTTTCTAATATAATTAAATATTTTTAATAAATCTACAAAATCAGATCTATCATTTTTTTCATAATTATGATTTACATGAATAATTGATTGTAAAATACAACAATTTTTTATTATACTGTAATCTATTTTTTTATCATTTATTAATTCAAAAGCATATTTTTCTTGGTTTACTGTTTTACATATATTTTCTAAAAATTTCCGATATCTTTCTGTGTTAAATTTTAAATCACCTTTTGGCCAATATTTTTTAAGATAGCCATTTGTTATTTTATTATTTATTTCTGTTTTTCTTTTTATAAAATTTATCTCATCAATTAAATTAGCAACATATAATACATGTTGTTTTGGCTCATATACATCCATCTCATTCATTAGGATTATATCATTGTCATTAAATAGATTTAACTTTCTTGTTATTCCAAATTTATCTACAAATTTTTTATCTATAATTGGTTTTTCATATATAGAAGCTTTATTTTGAGTGCTTTCATAATAATAACCAAGTACATTTATTTCATTCTTTCTTTTCATCCACAATTGCTGATTATTTGGTATTATATAATAATCATTGGCTAAATTACTCAGATATGCAAATAATTTATTTTTAATTAAATAAATACTATCATCCTCTCTTATCTTATTATTAATAATTACTACTTCACAATCAATTTTCAACCAATCTTTATAATATATTGGGTAGTCTTTTTTTATATTTTTTTTATCATTTTCATTCAATTTTTTTGTTCCCAAATTATTTAGGGAATTTTTAATTTTATCATCTATATCACCTACAAATAAATAGGCTTTTTTTTTAAATTTATTTTTATGGCGTTTTACTAAATATACCGTTATAATTACTTCTGGTTTGTTTATATTGCAAATCGTTGCCATTTCTATATATCTATCAATTATTTTTTTATTAAATAATAAATTTATTATTTAACAATCTTATTTGTTTATACTTATTCGGATTTTATTGTTGGATCAAAATATGGAGAATCTGTAACTGTCATTCCACAATATTGTTTTGGTTTTGAACTATAATCAATTGGATTGTATATACCAATCAACACCGCTTCCTTTAATAATCTTTTAAAATTTGACCAAAATTCTTTTGTATGTCCAATTGACTTTGTCATTACATGTGCCATCTCATGTATTGCAACAAACATCAATATATTTGTATCTTGTAATTTTTCTTCTTCATCTCTTGATCTTAAACACATTACGATTTTTTCACCCTTATTTATTGAATAAGACGTGTGTTTACTACCTTTAACAGTCTCTGATATACTATTATGATTAAATTTTTTAAGTAATCTATTTATAGCTTCGTCTACATTTCCATTTGACATATTTTCAATGTTTAATTTTTCAATTAATGTTAATAAATTTTCTTTTATTTTTGCAAGTCGGTCTGCTGCTTGATTTTTATCTGGTAAATTTCTTACTAAATGTTTTTTATTATCTATGGATGATTCGACATAAGTTAAATCATTATTAAAACTCTCGTATTTCATTAATCCCATTATTCCTATTGTAAATATTATAAAATATGTAATAAAGTCTGTCATATATTACTTCTATATTTTATAGTGTTATTTTATTTTTATTTAACTATTTCTGTTTTTCTATCAATTTTATGAATTAGTTTTAAAAAATATTTATATCTTTCAGATTTTTCTATTGATTTCAATATCAATCTATATTTTTCCTTCAATAATTTTAAATAAATATCTAATTCTCTAAATCCATATTTTTTTTTTACATATTCATATCTTAACAAGTAAAGTTTTTTATAATGAATTTTACCATTTTCATCAATAACTTCTTTTTTTAATTTATCTACATTATTCTTCGATTTCTTAGATATATATAAAAAGTAAAACCAATTCATTATATTATTGTGAGACATTCCTGAATATCTTCTACTTAAATATAATCTACTTAAATAATCTTTATCATCCAATTCATCTATCGCCGTTAAATCAAAATCAGATTCAAGATAAAAATATAATTTCATGTTATTAAAACTATCATTATTGTGACCATATATATTATAAAATGTATAGTATTTACTTCTTACCTCTATCTTCTTGTATTTTTTTAACTTTTTTTCATAACGTTTGTATAGCTCAGAACTTATATCTAAACTTAAATATTTTGTTTTTTTATCTATAAATAATTGAATATCATTAACATAATTTGGATTGGGTAAACCTTTTTTTATAAATGGAAATCTATTCATATACTATTATAATCTATTTTTTTTTCATAGTGAAATAAGTTGTTATTTATTTCTTGTTGTACCATTCCTCCATTCAGTAGATGGTCTCACAGCTTTTCCGATGGAGCGAGTTGATTCTTCTAGGGCTTTTTGCAGGGCTTGTAGCATAATTTTGTTGAAAATACAAATAGATTTGAACTGATATAGGAGACCTAACGTCTCAGTATTTGCTTACAGACAATCTAAGCACTATAAAATTTGGGTATCGATTTTTTTTTGTTGATAGATAATATTATGTACATAATTAATAAAATTAGTCATTTTTTTGATAAAAATATGTTTACCACTAAACATTCTTTTATTGATAAAGGTACTTTTGGATATGTTTACAAAATTACAGTAAATAATATTGATTATGCAATCAAGATTCTTAAAGAAAATAATATAAATTGTATTAATAAAAATGAATTATCCTTCGCTGAAAAATATATCAAGGAGAAACATAATCATCATAATATTGTAAAATACTTATCAATTGGTAAAGTAATTGAACCAACTAATCTAAAAATACATAAAAAGACTTGTATAATTATGAAATATTATGTCCCCTTAGACAAACATTTGATTCATTTAAAGTCTAATAAATTGTTTAGTGTTAATACTATAATTGATGTATTAATTGACATATTTACTGCCTCAAAATGGCTAATTAATAATTTTAACTTAATACATACTGACATTAAAATTGATAATATACTTGTTGACCGGGAAACAAATAATTATGTATTAAGTGATTTTAGTATTACTGAACACAGTAATAGATATTATTATTGTACTAATAAATTTAATTATAGTGGTAACATTTCAATGTATCCATTCTATAATTGTTATTATAATAAATTTGTTCTGTATTCTATTGGTGTTTTATTATTAAATGTTATGGGTATTTCAACTGATATTATTACTAATATGAATAAGGATAATTACATTAATATTATAAATACTGCTTTTGATATAGCAAATATCAATGATATCTATCTAATTAAAATATTGAACTTATTGATTGAATATAATTATTTTATTCCATCATATATGAATTACTATATTGATAAATATGAAAAGTCTAAATAAACTATTTTTTTAAAGAATAAAAATTATACTTAAAAAAATTAAACCCATATATACTATATGTTTAATCAGAGTTCTAATGATACTAAGTTATATGATATTCTCGGTATATCCAAAGATAATTGTGATGAGAAATTACTGAAAAAAAAATACAGAAAGTTAGCCATGAAATGGCATCCAGACAAAAATCAAGATAATAAAGAAATGGCCGAGAAGAAATTTAAAGAAATAAATCATGCTTACAGTATTCTTTCTGATCCTGAAAAGAAAAAGATCTACGACCAATTTGGTGAAGAAGCAGTTAATAATAGCGGTGGACAGTCAGGCGGACATAATCCTTTTGACTTTTTTAGTAGTATGTTTGGTAATGATGGTTTTCCTGGTGGATTTGAGCAGAATACAAGAAGAAGTAGACAAGAACCTGATGTTGAGATTATTGAAGTTGAATTATGTGATTTTTACAAAGGTACAAAAATAAACCACAAATATAATAAAAAGATTTTAGTTAATTCAAATGGAAAAGAAGATAATAATGGTTTTACAACTTGTAAAAAATGTTCCGGAACTGGTAGAATTAAAATAGTACAACAAATTGGACCAAATTTTATTCAACAAAGTCAAGCTGCATGTAATGTTTGTCATGGAAAGGGTGTTGACATTAAAAAAGGATTTAAATTTATAAATAAAAGTATGAATTTTAAAATAGATATACCAAAAGGATCAAATGATAATCAAAAATTACTTTTTAAAGGTGGTGGTAACTATAATCCAATTACTAAATCAAATGATGATCTGGTTATTGTATTAAAAGAGAAAAATAATAAATATTCCAAATTTACTAGAAATGGTAATAATCTTTTTTATGAATGTGATATTGATCTTTTTGTATCTCTTGTAGGAAATAATATAAATATAATTAGAATGGATAAAAAAATATTAGCAATACCACTTGATAGAATAATTAAACCTAATATGACTATTATAATTAAAGGTGAAGGAATGCCAATTATTAAAACAAAAAGATGTGGTGATCTTGTTGTTAAATTTAATGTTGTTTTTCCAGATAAATTAAGTATTAAACAAAAAAATTCTATTATTGAAAATTGTGATGTAAAAGATGATCCTATACCAGTTGGTGCAAAAATATGCAATATAGTTGAATTAAATAATAACAATAATAGAGGTAATAGAAGACCTGGAATGCCCGGTATGCCTGGTATGGCTGGTATGCCTGGTATGGCTGGTATGCCTGGTATGGCTGGTATGGCTAGTATGCCCGGTAGAAGAAATTCAAATGTACAAGAATGTACACATCAATAGTAAATATTATGTTTAATTATTACACATTAAATATTAAATATTAAATAATTTTATAAAAAATTGATTCTGAAGTTATTTAAACTTAATTACAATTATTATATTTAATAATTATGATTGTTAAATCAAAAAAATTAAGGAATCAAAAATCTATAAAATTTAAAAATATTATATTCCAAGCAGTTGATTGGGCTAATTCAGATGTATTTGTTGATAAAGAAGATAATTCTGATTCTGATTCTGATAATGAATATAAAAAGAAATATAAAAAAAGAGATAAATTATTGCAAATAAGAGCATATGGTTTAACAAAAAGTGGTGTATCTGTTTGTTGTTTAATTGAAGGATTTAAACCATTCTTTTATATTAAATTACCCAATACTTGGACACCTTCTTATCTAAAAGCATTCGGTACAAAATTAAGAAAAAAATTAGGCAAAAAGGTTGATGGTTTAGTTAGTATTCAAAAAATAAAGAGAAAGGAATATTATGGTTTTACAAATGAAGCGTATCAGTCATATGTGGAAATAATTTTTAATAATATGGCTGCATATTATGAAGCAAAAAGAATTATTCGTGGAAAAAATGATTGGGACGAGGATGAAGAAGATAAACCAATGTTTATTACAGTTGTAGGTAAAAAAATTAATATATCTGAGGAAGTAGTTATGTATGAAACTAATATTTCACCATTGTTGAGATTTTTTCATGATAAAGATATTAAGCCCGCTGGATGGTTAAAAGTTTCTATGAAAAAATATACAGAAGTTAAATATCATACTAGTTGTCAAATAAATATTAAATGTAGTTGGGAAGATATCGTCCCGGTAGAGAAAAATGATATAGCGCCATTACTTATTGCATCATTTGATTTAGAATGTACTAGTGACGATGGATCATTTCCGAGTCCATTTAAAGATACTGATGAAATTATTCAAATTGGTACAACTATCCATCGATATGGTGAAAAAGAATGTTGTTATAAAAGAATTGATACATTAAAAATATGCAATGATATTGAGGGTTCAGAAGTCGTGTGTTATAGAAGGGAACGAGATATGATTCTAGGTTGGGCTAAGTTCATAAATGATATTGGACCAGAAGTTATAACTGGTTATAATATTTGGGGCTTCGATATGAAGTATATCTATGATAGGGCAAATAAATATGGATTTTATAAAGATTTTAAAACGACAATATCAAAAATTAATGACCAACCAACATGGGATACTGATTATGTCAAAGGTGCTAAATGGAAAGAAAAAAAATTAGCTTCATCAGCTCTTGGTGATAACTTTTTGAAATATTTTGAAATTGAAGGCATGGTTAGTATTGATCTGTTTAAATTAATTCAAAAAGATCATAATCTGAATTCTTATAAATTAGACAATGTTTCCAAAGTATTTATTAGAGGTAATATTACTAAGTATGAATCTTGTAGTAATGGTATGAAACTTCATACAAATAATATTGATGCACTTACTGTTGAACAATGGATATCTATTGAATTTAAAACAAAGAGAAAAAACATGATAGGCGATCATCGGAAAAAATACAAAGTTATAGAAATGAATATTGATGAAAAATGGTTTATTATTGAGGATTTTAAATTTGAAGGTTTATTTATTGATGAATGTATCGAAGATGCTATACAGGGTAATATTAAATCCATTTGGTTTCAAAATAAAAATGATTTACCACCCTCAACATTATTTGAATATTATAAAGATGGTGCACCAGACAAAATTACAGAAATTGCTAAATATTGTATTAAGGATTGTGAATTATGTAATTTATTGATAATCAAATTAGATATAATTACTGGAAATATTGGACAGGCAAATGTTTGTATAGTTCCATTCTCATACTTGTTTTTAAGAGGACAAGGTGTAAAAATTTTTAGTTTAGTTGCAAAACAATGTAGATTAGAAGAATATATGGTTAAAACAGTTAGAAAAGAAAATGTTGATAGTGGTGGATACGAAGGTGCTATCGTATTTAAGCCAAAATCTGGTATTTATTTCGAACCAGTCGCTGTTATGGATTATGCATCACTATATCCAAGTAGTATGATTGCCGAAAATATTTCTCACGATACATTGGCAATGGTTAAAGAATTTGATAATGAAGGTGAACTAATTAATGAAAAAGGTGATAAAAATTTATTAGGCTTGGATGAATATAATTATAATGATATTGAATACGATGTATATGAAGGCGTAGGTGATGATAAGAAAAAAGTTGGATATAAAGTTTGTACTTTTGTAGAAAAAAAAAATGGAGAGAAAGGTGTTTTGCCGCGTATTTTGATGAAACTATTAATTGCTCGTAAAAATACTCGTAAAATGATTAAATATAAAGAGATTACAACAAAAAATGGTGATAAATATTTTGGATTATTGAAAGAAAAGGATGATCATTATGAAATTGCCGAGGTAAATAAAGACAAAAACATTGTTTCAAAAGATGATATGGTTGATATTTATGATAAATATAATGATTTTGAAAAAATGATGTTAGATGCATTGCAAAAGGCATATAAGGTTGTTTGTAATAGTTTATATGGTCAGGTAGGTGCAACAACTTCACCAATGTGTTTAAAAGCATTGGCGGCTTGTACAACTGCAACTGGAAGGAAAATGGTTACAGTAGCTCGTGACATAACTTTGGAAAAATATGAGGGGTCTAGATTGGTGTATGGTGATAGTGTTGTTGGTGATGAACCATTATTGTTACAAAGTGAGAACGGAAGTATTGTAATTAAAACTATTGAAACATTATCAAATGAAGAATCTGATTGGACATCATATGAAAATTTTAAACCGTTTGATTCAAATAGAACAGAAAAACAGAAATCAAAATGTAAGTATAAAGTTTGGTCAAATGGAAAATGGAATGTAATTAAAAAAGTAATAAGACATAAAACTTTTAAAAATATATATAGAGTAAATACTCATTCTGGTGTTGTAGATGTAACAGAAGATCATAGCTTATTAAATTTAAAAGGTGAAAAATTGAAACCAAATGATTGTATAATAAATGAAACAAAATTATTACAAAGTTATCCTGAATTCAAAGTAAAACCATTAAAATTAAATGAAATTATAGATATACTTGATAAGTATGATGCTTATGATAGGACAATAGAAGAAAAAGAAGCTTTTATTATGGGATGCTTTTATGGGGATGGTAGTTGTGGATTATATAATTGCAAATCAGGAAAAAAATACTCATGGGCCATTAATAATATTAACTTAAAATTATTAAATATGTGTAAACTATATTTACAAGATCTATATTCAGATAATACTAGTTTTAAAATATTAGAAACAATGAAAAGTTCTGGTGTTAGAAAACTTGTACCAAAAGGTAGTATTAAATTTATGGTAGAGAAATTTAGAGACTTATTCTATGATAAAGATAAATATAAAATTGTTCCGAATCATATATTAAATTCAGATTATAATGTTAGATTGAATTTCTTCCTTGGTTATTATGCAGCAGATGGATATAAAGCAAGAAATTCAAGAGTAAAAAATATTTGCTTTGATAATAAAGGAAAAATTGGATCAGCACATTTATACTATATTGCAAAATCTCTTGGTTATCAGTGTTCAATTAGAATTAGAAAAGACAAGATGAATATTTATAGAATCACATGTTGTACATGTTTATGTCCTAAAACTAGACAGAGAAAAGAATCAAATATACTTAAAAAACTAGAAATAATAAGAAATACAAATAATAATGAATATGTATATGATCTTGAAACAGAAGATGGTCAATTTGGTGCAGGTATCGGTGAAATTATTGTTAAAAATACAGATTCTGTATTTATTAGTTTCAAAGACTACTTATTGAAAAAACATGGTGAAATGTCTGATGAAGAATTATTAAAAAAGACTATTGATGCGGGTGTTGAAGCCGGTGCTTTGATTACCAGTAAATTAAAAAAACCACAAGAATTAGAATATGAAAAAACATTCTATCCATTCCTTATATTCTCAAAAAAGCGATATGTTGGTAATAAATATGAATTTAATACAAAAAAATATAAACAAACTAGTATGGGTATTGTATTAAAAAGAAGGGATAATGCACCAATTGTGAAAGAAATTTATGGTGGTATTATTGATATGATATTAAATAAAAGAAATATTGATGCTGCAAAAGAATACTTTAAAAAGGATGTTAAAAAATTATTAAAGGGTGATGTTGATATATATAGTCTTATTATATCAAAAAGTATAAGAGCACTGTATGCTAATCCTACTCAAATAGCACATAAGGTTTTGGCTGATAGAATGGGTGATAGAGATCCTGGTAATAAACCAAAATCAAATGACAGAATACCATATTGTTATATAGATAAATCAGCATTGAAATGTAAAATATGTAATACAAAAGTTACACCTAAAAACTGTAAATGTGTGAGATGTATGAATATTTATTGTAGTAAACACTTATTTACTCATAGAAAAACTTGTTTGATTAGATGTAGATATTATAAAAGAACCAACGAAGAAGAGAAAGAATATCAATTAAGTAATGTAAAAAAAACATCTGAAAAAAGAGCAATTAATAATAGAGATATTAATAGCTTTATTCAAATGTGTAAAACATGTAATGGATGGTATTGTGATGAAGCAATGATCTTACATAATATTAGAACTGATAAATATGGGCGTAAACATCACGATAAATGTAAAAAGAAATTAACTAATAAGGTACTACAAGGTGATATTATTGAACATCCGGATTATATTATGGAGAATAATTTGAAGATGGATTATAGATATTATTTAGAACATCAAATAGAAAAACCTGTCATGCAGATATTTGGATTAACAATGGATAATCCAAAGAAATTAATTGAAGATATTTTAGTAGAAGATGATCATCGAAAAAATGGAACAAGCTCTATAACTAATTGGTTTAAAAAAGTTCCAGAAGTAAAAAAAATATAATTTAGGATATATTTTAACGATATATATATGGGTTTTTATATAAACCACATATATCACACTGATACCATGTTTTTTCATACATTTGTCTTTCCTCTGCTACCCATTTATGTTGACAGTTAATATATATTTGCTTTTCTAACTGTTTTTCTTCCTCTTTATATTTTTTTATATTTTTTTCACATTTATAGCGTTCCAGTCTACATTTTCTACGGTTTAGTAACAATTTTTTTATATTTAAATCACTTGATTTATCACTTGATTTATCACTTGATTTATCACTTGATTTATCACTTGATTTATCACTTGATTTATCACTTCTTAAACATATTTTTTTAGGGATATTTTTACTACTGTCATTAGATGAACATATTTTTCTTTTATTATTAATTTTATTATTACTAATATTATCCATTTATAATATTATATTATAATTCTTAAATATATTTTTTTTGCATTCAGTTATACTAATTTTATTGTCATTTTTAAAAATTGATTATATATAATATTTAAAACTAAATATTATATATTACATTATTAGTATAATATGGATTCAAAAGATGACGAAAATAAGTCAATTTTTAAAAGTGATAATACCCTTGGTAAAAGCACTTTCTTAATAGATCACGGTAAAACTGGTATTGTTAATAGAGGAAACACTTGTTATATTAATGCTTGTATCCAAATATTAAGTAATACCACAGTATTTACTGAGTATTTACTTACTGGGAAATTTAAGAAGGATATTGATTACAATAAACGAAAAAAACATAAATCATGTAAGATTCTAACAGAATTGATAGCTCTTTTAAAAGGTATGTGGGAAGACAATTGTGTCGTTAATCCAGTATCTTTTAGTAGAACTTTTCTTAAAAATTACAATTTTGTTGAATTTAATCAGGAAGATGCATGTGAGGCAATACAAGTTCTTATTGATGCATTACACGAAGCACTCGCATATTCGGTCTCTATTAAACCAGAGGGTGTTAGCAAAAATGCTAGTGATGAAATGGAAAAAAAATCAATTGAGGCATGGAGTTCTATGTTTGAAAAAAAATATTCTTTTATGGTAGAAACTTTTTTTGGACAATTTCATTCTAAAATAGAATCTATTGATGGTACTTATGAATCACATTCATATGAACCATTCGCAATTATTACTGCTCCAATTGCAGATGAATGTAAAACTTTGTATGACTGTTTAGATAATGAATTTTTAAGTAATGAAAAATTAGACGGCGATAATCAAATAAGATTAGATGATGGTACCAAAGTTGATGGTATGAAATCTCATGGAATTTGGAGAGCTGGACAAGTTCTTTTAATTGCATTAAAGAGATTTAAATATACAATGATTAATGGTACTCTTATTAAAAGAAAAGAGAATAAACTTATTGATTTTCCAATTACAGGATTAGATATTAGTAAATATATCGATGGTTATAGTGATGATAATAATAAATATAACCTATATGCTATTTGTAATCACAGTGGGTCAGGAACTGATTTCGGTCATTATTATGCAGTATGTAAGAATAATAATTCTAAATGGTATTGCTATAATGACAGATTTGTTTTTGAAACTACTAATTTAATAACACCAGATGCATATATACTTTGCTATAAAAAGGTATCTGAAGATGATATAAATTCATTAAACTCAGATGTAATCACTATTGATACATCAAATAGTTCAAATAAATCTAATTTGTTATCAAGTAATAATCAAGATGAAGATGATGATGATGATGATGATGAAGATGACAATGAAGATCAAAGTGATGATGAGACACATAATAATTCACATGTTGGTAATATTATCTTTAATTCATCAGCATCAGCTTAGTTAATTATTTATTGAACATCTAAATTTATTTTATAACTATATTATATATATGTCAAATTCAAGGAATTTACTAAGTAGATTTAATAACTCTAAAAGGACTACCAATTCAAATGTTAGAACAAATGTTAGAACAAATGTTAGAACAAATGTTAAAACAAATGGTTCCTCTAATTCTAATGTAAGTAAAAATGTAAAAAATGTTCTTTTATTTTTAATAAAACTTATTATCTTAATATTGATAGTTGTTGCAATATTAATGTTAATAAAAGCAATTTATTATTATTTTAGCAGTTGTACTGAAAAAAAAGAATTTAATGATTATATTTTAGATTTTAGTTTTGATCCATGTTTATTTAACGATGAACCAACTACATATGTTGAGAGAGAATTAAAACAAGAAGATGAAGTATATCATTTATCAAATCAAGATTATACATTTCCACAAGCGAAATGTAAATGTTCTGCTTATGGTGGAAGATTAGCAACAAAAGAAGAAATAACTGATGCATATAATAAGGGTGCAAGTTGGTGTTCATATGGTTGGTCAGAAGGTCAAAATGCATATTATCCAACACAAAAATGTGATTTTGATAAATTACAGAGATTATCTAAGAAAGACAGGTTTAAATGTGGGTTACCTGGTGTAAATGGTGGATTTTTTTCTAATCCAAAATTAAAATTTGGAATAAATTGTTATGGTGTAAAACCTAAGGGTAAAGCTGTTGTTGAGAAGGATCCTGTTTGTAATAAAAATAATAAAGCATTCTGTGAAAGAGATATCAATAAAAGAGCTTCTAAAATTTTAAATACTGATGATGTTTCTGCATTTAATCAATCACAGTGGTCTCAATTTGACAATTGAGTATTTCATGTCTCAATTTGACAATTGAGTATTTCATGTCTCAATTTGACAATTGAGTATTTCATGTCTCAATTTGACAATTGAGTATTTCATGTCTCAATTTGACAATTGAGTATTTCATGTCTCAATTTTTCATAAAATTTTTATTAAATTAATTAAAATTTTATTTATCCGAAATATATTATAAAGATATTTGTAATATATTATATAATGCAATATTCCCAAAATTCAAAAGATTCAAAAGATTCTGAATTATTACTTCGTGAAAACGAAAATAGATATGTTCTTTTTCCAATCGAACATAAAACTATCTGGAAAAGTTATAAAGATGCTGTTGCTACATTTTGGACACCAGAAGAGCTTGATTTAACAAAAGATAGAAATGATTGGGAAAAATTAACTGATAATGAAAAACATTTTATTAAACATGTTTTGGCTTTTTTTGCAGGAAGTGATGGTATTGTCATGGAAAATCTTGGTGAAAGATTTATGAATGAAATTCAAATACCAGAAGCTAGAAATTTTTATGCATATCAGATATTTATTGAAGGTGTGCACAGTGAAACTTATAGTTTGCTTATTGATACCTATGTAACTGATTTGCAAGAAAAAGATAGATTATTTAGAGCCATTGAAACAATTCCTTGTGTTAAGAAGAAAGCAGAGTGGGCAATCAAATGGATTAATGATGATAAATCATCTTTTGCAACTAGGTTAGTTGCATTTGCCGCAGTTGAAGGTGTATTTTTTTCTGGTAGTTTTTGCTCTATTTATTGGTTGAAAAAAAGAGGTCTTATGCCTGGATTGACTTTTAGCAATGAATTGATTAGTAGAGATGAAGGAATGCATACAGATTTTGCGGTATTACTTTATAATATGCTTAGTAATAGATTAGATGAAAATGTAATTCATGAATTATTTAGAGAAGCTGTTGAAATTGAGAAGGAATTTATTATTGATTCATTGCCATGTAATTTAATTGGGATGAATTCTGAACTTATGGCACAATATATTGAATTTGTAGCTGATAGATTAATCGTTCAATTAGGTTATAGTAAATTATGGAACACAAGAAATCCATTTGATTTTATGGAAATGATTTCTCTTAGACCTAAGAGTAATTTCTTTGAAGTAAGAGTTGGTGAATATCAAAAAGCTGAAATTGGATCTGCTGAATTTGAATTAGCCGATGATTTTTAATTTTCTTTACAATTAATTATAAATATAATATCAATATATATTATACTTATGTCTAATATTAGTAAGATTAATTTTTTTAAAAAAGCATCGGACAATGAAATAAATAAATATTTTGACAAACTTGGTAAAATTGCATTACATAAAGGTGGTACATATAATAACATGTACATAGATGATATTAGTTTATTAAATAAATACAGACAAAATGGAGGTTTAACTGATTGTATGTTTGGAAAAATAGGTGAAGGATCGAATTGTAGTGACCAAAAATGGCAAAAACTTCAAAATGACTTAATAAAAATAAATAAAAATAAAAAACCTATTCCTAGTAGCAATAATAAAAATGGTAATAATGATAACATTGGTAACAGTGGTAACACTGGTAAAACTGGTAACACTGGTTACACTGATAACACTGGTAACACTGGTAACACTGGTAAAACTGGTAACACTGGTATTGAACCTATTGAAAAAAATCAGAATATGAATGATGCCTTTTCTCAATAATGAAATTAATAAATTTTATTATCTAGTTTTTTTTCAGTATATATATTATAAGTACTATAATATGTATAAATTTGACAATAAGAAAATAAAAAAATATTTAAATATTCTAGGAAAAATGTCATTAAAAGATGAAAATTATAGAGAAAAATATCTAAATGAAATTAATAAAATTATTAATAATGCAAAAGGTGGTGCTTTATTGGATGATATTTTAAATTCATCTGGTTTCTTGCCTATGTCAGATGAAAATAAAATGAAAATTGATTGGATGTGGAAACATAAAAAAGGTCTAAACCCTGCACCACTTTCTGCAAAATATAGATTAAATTTATGTGGAATAGATGGTGAAAAAATTAGTAATCAAATTATTCAAAATAATGGTTTCTTTTTGCCTGATATAAATAGTAATCAAGATTGGGATTCTGGTGGTAGTAGTAATATTTGTATAAAAATGTATCGATGGTGTTCTGAAGAATACGAAAATGATTTATTTAATCTTGGATACACAATGAATACTAAGGGTGATTATAGTAAAACTGTAAAAACTCCAATAAAATTTGAAGTATTATCTGTTTCATCAATGAGGCATCCTGTAGAAATTCCTGAACAAAAGATCATAAACAATTTAAAATCAAATGATCCTGGAATTATTTCATATATTAATAATGAAAAACAATCTTATATTCTCGGAAATTATATTAATTCTAGTGATGGAATTTTCGATATTGATAAAGACGATAATAATAAAAAAAAAAATAAATTGTTAGATTTTTTAAAAAATGTTTTTATTAAAAAAGGGGAACATAAAGGCGGGGCTGATGATAATCGTGTATTACTTATAAAAAAAGAATTACAAAAAATTTTAAGAGATTACAATGTAAACAAAATAAATACTATAACCCCAGTAAAAGAAAAAGCAATACCACCACCACCACAAGTAATAACAGCACCAAATGAAGATAAAAAGTTATCTTTTTTGTATTATTATTGCTTTTTATATTATTATATGCTTTCTACTATCAATATAGAAGATAAGAGTGATGATAATGTAAAGTCTTTTTTCGACAAATTATTTAATATTTCTGAGGATATTATATTAAATTTTAATAAATTAAGAACGTTTTATATGCCATTTTTTTTTACAATTCTTTTACTAGAATGTAATGATAATTCTTTTTTATTTTGTGATTTCTTAACAAAATATATAAACATTACTGAGGGTGCAAAAAAAAATACTGCAGATGCAAAAAAAAATACTGAAGATGCAAAAAAAATTACTAAAGAATTTTTAAAATTATATGTACAACTTTCTTCTAATATTAAAAAATTAAATTGTAAAAATTTTAATAAAAATTTTGATAAAAATAAAGAATGTAAAATTTTTGAAATAAATAATGATAATAATATTGATATTGATATTGTTACTAATAATACTAATATAATTCAAAATAATTATAATTTAGCTCTAAAATATTATAATTCATTTGTAAAAATGAGAAATAAAAATATGGGTGGTGGTGCAAAAAAAGATGAAATATTATCTGTTAAATATGCTAAGAATAATATAAAAAATCCACTAAATAAAGATCAAAGTATTAATGATATAATTATAACCAAATTAAATAAGTTATTTAACATTAATAAAAGTGAAAAAGTACATTACGGGCATTGGGAAGAAATGAATGTAGATTATACTTTGCCAGATAAATTAGAAATATTATTAAAAAAGGACACAACTGATAAAAAAACTAAACATTTATTTAAAGCGGGTGATATGTATTATTTAACTGATAACCAGATGGAATTTTTAGAAAAAAATTTAATTTGTAAAAAAAAAACTAGTTGTACAAAAATTTCATCTGGTGATGATACAAATGATATTAAGTCAAATAATATAAAATATAAATTATGTAAACCAGTTTTTAAGGGGAAATTAAATAATAATTTTAATTATGCACTTATTGTTACATCTACATCTAAAAAATATTTGAGAGGGGGGTCGAAAAATCAAATTGGTGGTCAATTATGTTCTGTTTTTGGAAGTGATAATTTTTATCCTACTGTTTATTATCCACCAAAATATATTTTAAATAGTGATAGTAAATTTCAAGTTCCAGACGATTTTCATAAAGATGGTGAGAATTTATTAAATCCAGTTAAAGTTAGTGCAGAAGGATCTAACCCTATAAGTGGTGATGAAAAACCACATGAAAATAAAAGTGAGGTTGAAAATGTAACAAATGAAAAAATAGCTGAATATAAAAAGAAATACAATGATTATTTAACAACATATCAAGATTATGCAATAAAAAAATCAACTACAAATGTCTCAAAAATAGATTTAGATAAATATTTAGACTTATCAATTATTTATAATGATAATATTACTAAAAATAATAAAAATAATAAAAAAATTAATATGAAAATAATAAATACTTTATTAAATACAAAAATACAAGAATCGATTAAGGGAATTATTCAATTTACTCATAATTATAATGATATTAATTTATTTATCCAGGGAATTATGAATTTTAATGATAATATAGTTAAACCAAGAAAAAAAATAAAAAATAAAATTAATTGTAAAAATAATGTTAATTCTAATAGATTAGGTCAAAATGTGATAGATGTACATGAAAATTTTGATTGTTTAAAATACATTATTGCTTGTTATTTAATAAATTTATATAATAATGATTCTGATACAAAGTTTAACATTAAAGATGACTATAAACAAATATTCGATAATAATTTAAATAATTTATCAAATCTCAAAACTCAATTAATAAATAATATTATAAATTCGACTAGTAAAGATCAAACTAATTTAACAAAAAAAATAACATTAGATCCAAACTTAGAAGCTAAATTTAAAATACTTTTTGATAATCTAGATAAAAGTTTAAAAGATAATTGTTTAAATATAAATGATAAAACTAATTTAACAAATAAAATAACTGAAATCGCTGATTTTTGTAAAGAGAAATTGATAAGTAGAAAAAATTACATGTCAAATGATTTCTTTAATTCATTATTGAATCATCATTTTACTGAACAAATTGATGACTTTATTCAGAATAAATTAAAAAATAGAAAATACATTAATATAATTTGTTCTGTAAATATAATTAGGGATTGGTATAATCAAAATATAATAGAATTTAATAATATTTGTGATTTCAGAGAATTTGTTAAAGATAAGGCATGGTCATCAAGTAAGGCCAGCAAAAAATCTAGTGATAAAACAGGTGAGAAAAATAAGGGTGGATGTTTAAAATATATTATCCGTTATTTCTTTTTTAAATTACCATTTGTTTTATCAGCAGAAAACAGTGTAAATAATGAAGATCAAAGTTTTTTTATGAGTGAGAATGTTAACAAGGTTATTAGTTACATAATTAATGATGACAATATAAATAATAATTTAATAACTAAAATAAAACATTCACATGATACACAAATTGGTACAAGAATAGAAGAAATAAAAGAAAAAATTAAATCTAAAACAAAAGAAATTAAAGATATTAACGAAGCAAATCCAGTTGATAATGCTGCACGTCAGGTTATAAGTGAAAAAAAACAAAAAGCAGAGGAAGAATTACAAAAATTAAATAATCAAGCTTCACATTTAGAAAAACGTAAATCAAATGTAGTTAGAACTAATACTACTACTCCTAATTTAACAATCAATTATGTAAATAATTCAATATTAAGTCAAAATAATTGGAATAAAAACACAACTTATGCCAATACTATATATAATTGTTTAATAAATAAATCTTTTTTATTTCTCAATAGAGGAACAGACAAAAAAAGAAAATTAATGTCAAAAAAACAATTTAAAAAAAAGGTATACACATATAAACGGGGTGAAAATAATGTAGATATAAACATTGATATGAAATATTTATATTATATAGAAAATAATGATTTAAAGATATATTTGTCTTTGAAAGACAAAATAAAAAATAACATCGATACTTTTATTTCTCAAAACAAAGATAATTTAATTTTGTTAGAAAATGAATATTCTGATAAAGCATGTTATGTTTTTTTTAGAACAGCTGCTGTATTGCTTAATAATACAAGTAAAAAGGGATGTAACCAAGGAAGTGTCGGTAAAAAATATTTAAGATATTTTGTTTCATCTGTTTTTAATATGCCACAAAATTCAATATTACTTGATAAATTTCAAGAAAATATTAAAGAATTAATAAAAAGTCAAAAATCAACTCGTAATAAAACTGATCTACAAAAATATGTTTCTAATAGAATTTATGCTGATCTAGTGAATGAAGTAGCAGCAGCACCAGCACAAGAACCAGATGAAAATAATAATGCATACAAGTTATTACAGGTAAATAAAGATATTATTGATAATATACAAAGAGGATATAAAAATTATATAGGACAACACCCTGGGATGATGACTGCTGGTGGTGTGAAAAATATAAATTCTGATGTCAAAAAATTTATGAAAGAGGCAAAGAAATATTTAAGAAATGCAAAGAAAGGTGGTGAAGATTCTCAATTTGATTTATTTGTAGCTGCGAGAGCCGTACAGGATGCTTACAATAAATCAGATAGTTTTACAAAAAAAGAACTAGAAAAAACTGTGGAATCTATGAATTCAACTCTCTCTTTTATAATTGAAAAGAATTCGAAATCTTAAACATTTTTTATTTTTATGTAAATATAATTATAATTATAATATAATTATATTAATATATATTAGTAGATATGACAAAGAAAAAATTATCTGTTAAAAAATATTTTGATATCTTAGGTAAAAAAACTTTAAAAAACAAAAGAAAATATAGTTCAGAA